AGGCGAAGGTATTTTAGCGACAGATGGTATTTATGTTGGTTTACCAGCTTCGGTAACAACTACGCTGTTTTACGGATGACACTATGCAGCAATATGACGTTAAATCGTATCATGCTTCAGCATCTGGCACTGCCACCACAAACCCTGTACGCTTAAAAAACGTATTGGTTACTACTGGTACTGTGTCTGCAAGAAATATGGCAGTTGCAGATCCAGCGACTTCGCAATCGGGCACTTGGAGTCGTACTGGAGCACTAGTTACGGTTACGATTAACAACAATGGTTTAACAAACGGTCAACGGGTATTTTTAGATGTTGCGGCTGGAACTACCATGCGTGATGGGGTGTACGAAGTATCTAACGTAACAACTAATACATTTACAGTGACTTCAGCAACATCTGGAGTGGCTTCTGGTACAGTGACAATGTACACAAATATTTACGTTGAACTAGATACATTTAACACAATAGGTTTGCCTGTTAAGATTCCAGGCGAAGGGATTAATTGCCCTAACGGTATTTTTGTTGGGGTTGGCTCAAGCGTAACGGCAACGGTGTTCTATGGCTAAATCCCCTGCATGGACTCGCAAAGAGGGTAAGAACCCTGAAGGCGGCTTAAACGCCAAGGGCAGGGCTTCCTACAATGCGGCTAATCCTGGTAAGCCTGGACTTAAACGTCCACAACCAGAAGGTGGTTCAAGACGGGATTCCTTCTGCGCTCGCATGAAGGGCATGAAGCGTAAGCTAACCAGCGCTAAAACCGCTAACGATCCAGATAGCCGCATCAACAAGTCCCTACGGGCTTGGAACTGTAAAGAAGGTGGATCAGTTCGTGGTGGTGGCTGCGAGATCCGTGGCAAAACCAAAGGTAAGATGGTATGAATGTATTGGAACTTTGGACTGGTGGACTTACAATATTTATAGCGTTTATTGGATACGTCATGCACGAAAAGTTCAACGAATTAAAACGGATTGATATTTTATTAAATAAGACTCGTGAGGAGGTAGCACGTGATAACGTCACTAAAGCAGAAGTTGACCGCATTGTTGAACACATGGACGCAAGGTTTAACAAACTTGAAGACAAAATTGACCAACTTATTAAAAGGTAAGTAATGCCAAGCGTAAGTAAAAAGCAACACGGATTTATGGCTGCTGTCGCTAATAATCCAAAATTTGCCAAAAAGGTTGGCGTATCTAAATCCGTAGGAGAAGAGTTTATGAAAGCAGATAAAGGACGTAAATTCAGAGCTGGTGGCTTAAAAGAAGTTGATTCTGATAGCAATCCAGGATTATCTAAACTGCCCACAGAAGTACGCAACAAAATGGGCTACATGAAGAAAGGCGGTAACGTGAAACATTCAGACATTTCCAAAGACAAGCCAATGATGAAGAAGGTTGCTGCTAAAGCCGTTAAAGGTCACGAGAAAAAGTTGCACGGCATGGCTAAAGGCGGCGGCATTGAGTCTAAGGGTAAAACCAAAGGCAAAATGATTAAAATGAACATGGGCGGAAAGGCTTGCAAATAATGAAAAAGATGAAAAGATTTCAAGACGGTGGAACTGCGGATGAAAATTTTACGCCTGAGCAATTAAAGTTTTTAGGTGGAGCAGATCGTACTGACCCATACATTTTGGCTCGTATGCGTAAAGCTGCTCCTGATGCGCCAAAAGTTGCTAAGGTAGATACTAAAGTTGATGCTGGCGAGTTGCTCGATGAGACTGGTGAAAAATCAAAGGTCCGCCGCAATACAGAAACTGGTGAGTTGTATGACACTGAAATTTATACACCAAAAGTTACTCCTAAAGCAGAGGCTGCTGCTCCCAAAGCTACGCCAAAAGTAGAAGCTGCGCCTGCACCAAAAGAATCAAAGCCTGAAACAAAGGACAAAAAAACCACACTTAAAGAATTTAGAGAGTCTCTTAAAAGTCCAGATATTTTGAAGCCTTATAAAAAATCTGACATTGAAAATCCAAAATCTAAAGCAAATTTGAGTGACCTTAAATTTGGTAACTTAACAAAAAGCTTACGCGAGAAAGCTGGCATAACTTCATATAAGTCTGGCGGTAAAGTATCTTCCGCGTCTAAACGTGCTGACGGCATCGCTATTCGTGGGAAGACTAGAGCGTAATGCCAATAGAGCCTATTGACCCTTCTAAAAAGACTGGCGGTGACGGGCAGGAGAAATATCCAGCCAAGCCAAAGCATGGTCCTGGAAAGTTTGACGAAATTCTAGAGAAAGCTGAGAAGGCTCAAAAGGCTAGGTCTGAAATAAGCAGTATGGCTGAAAAGACTAGGGCTGAACCTCCTTATACTGGGAAAGCTTATTCTGATACTGGACCAAGGACTGGACCAAACATTTCTGGAACATTTGGTCCTATAACAGATCTAATGGAACGTAAAGCAAAGCCGTACAACAAAGCCAAAGGCGGGGTTATTAAGTCAGCTTCTAAACGGGCCGATGGCATAGCAATTAGAGGAAGGACAAGAGCATGAGACCCTCTCGTGGTATGGGCGCCATAATGCCTACTAAGATGCCAGGTAAGAAAACGATCAAACGCAAGGACAATCCAGAGGATGTGGAGATGTTTGCGGGTGGTGGACTTTATGCCAATATCGCTGCCAAGAAACGCAGGATAGCTTCTGGGTCAGGCGAGAAGATGCGTAGCGCTGGTGCTAAAGGTGCTCCTAAGAAAAGTGATTTTGCAAATGCTGCTAAAACGGCTCAATACAAAGAGGGTGGTACGGTTAATAAAGCTGGTAATTATACGCAACCTGGTATGCGTAAGGCTTTATTTAATAGTATTAAAGCATCGGCTACGCATGGTACGGCAGCGGGTCAATGGTCAGCGAGAAAAGCACAGCTCCTAGCTAAACGTTATAAAGAAAAAGGCGGCGGGTACAAGTGAAATGGTCAGACAAACGCAAAAAGTCGATCAACTGCGACAGCCCAAAGGGGTTTTCGGAGAAGGCTCATTGCGCCAGCAAAAAGAAGAAGATGGCAGGGGGTGGTTTAGCAAAATCACAGCAATCTTTAAAATCTTGGGGAGACCAAGACTGGCAGACCAAGTCAGGCAAGAAGTCGTCCGAGACGGGCGAGAGGTATCTCCCAAAGAAAGCAATACAAGCGTTAAGCCCACAAGAGTACGCAGCAACAACACGAGCAAAGCGGGCGGGAAAAGCACAGGGAAAACAGTTCGTGCCCCAGCCCAAAGGAATAAAAGCAAAAGTAAAACCGTATAGGAAAATATGACTACTACAGGTACCACAGCTTTTAACCTAGACATGAACGACCTCATTGAGGAGGCGTTTGAGCGTTGTGGTTTAGAGCTTCGATCTGGTTATGATTTTAAAACCGCTAGACGGTCTTTAAATCTGCTTACTATTGAGTGGGCCAATCGAGGTATTAATTTGTGGACTGTCGAGCAAGGGCAGATCATAATGAACACGGGTCAGGCTATTTATCCTATTCCAGTGGATACGATTGACCTCTTGGATACTGTGGTGCGTACTAATAATGGTCAGGGTAATAATCAGATTGACATCAATATTAGTCGTATTAGCGAGTCTACATACATCACCATTCCTAATAAAAACGCTACAGGGCGCCCTATTCAGGTTTGGATTAACCGACAGTCAGGTAACGTTGCAAACGTCTCACAGACTGCTTTAAATGGTGCTATAACCGCAACTGACACAACCATTACTTTAGTTAACGCAACATATTTACCTACTCAGGGTTTTATTAATATTGATAATGAGACTATTGGCTATCAGAACATCGTAGGAAATCAAATCTTAAACGCTTGGCGGGGTCAGAACGGCACAACAGCGGCAAGCCACACAACAGCTACGGCGGTATATACCAACAATTTACCTTCAATTAACGTTTGGCCTACCCCTAACCCACCAGGAACCCAATACACATTTGTGTATTACAGAATGCGTAGAATACAAGACTCAGGTACTGGTATTAGAACTCAGGACATTCCGTTCCGCTTTATACCTTGCATGGTGGCGGGCTTGGCTTATCAGTTAAGTGGCAAAATGCCTGGAGTTGATCCAAACAGAATAATGATGCTTAAAGCCGACTACGAACAGCAATGGGACTTGGCGTCTAGCGAAGACCGAGAAAAAGCCCCTGTTCGTTTTGTCCCCCGTAATATGTTTTACAGCTAATCATGCCTAGTAAATTTAGTAGTGGCAAATATGCAATTGCCGAATGTGACCGATGCGGTCAGCGGTATAAACTAAAGGAGCTTAAAAAATTAGTTGTTAAGCAACAAATAAAGAATATTTTGGTATGCCCTAGCTGTTGGGATCCAGATCAGCCACAATTGTCATTAGGCTTGTACCCAGTAAATGACCCACAGGCTGTTAGGAATCCGAGACCAGACGTAAGTTATTTAGTATCAGGGCAAAGCGGCTTGCAGATTAACCAGACGGGCATTGGCCCAGACGGGTTTGGTAGTCCAGAAATGGGTAGTAGAGTAATACAATGGGGTTGGAACCCTGTAGGCGGCAGTAGGGGACCCGATGCAGGATTAACCCCAAATGACTTGGTACAACAAGTAATTGTTGGTACAGTAACGGTAACGACAACTTAAGGAGTTAAAAATGTATAAAAAAGGCGCAGATGGTATTACTAAAACTGGTAAAACCGAAGGTAAAAACCTAGGTGACTCAGGCCCAACAGTGGCTATTGAGAAGGGTCCAGCACATCGTTCTGGCGGCGGTAAAACCAATGCTGATATGAAAAAATATGGTCGTGGTATTGCTAAGGTGATGAACCAGAAACGCCACGCAGGAAGAGGACGTTAATCATGGCTAAATTTTCTATGAAAAAAGGCGGCAAGGAAGTAGGACCTGCTGAAGTTTACGCTCCACCGCACACTATGGATGGTAAGGCTACTAGCATCGTGGCAGACAGTGCTTACACTCCTGGAGCTAAAGTAATGGATACCATGAATATGTCTGTTGGCGGTATTAGTAAGGGCAATTACCCCCCTGAGAATCGTTACGGCAAGATTCAAATGCGTGGTACTGGCGCTGCTACTAAAGGCAAAATGTCTAGTGGGAAAATGGGCTAATGAACTACGCTCAGTTAACGCAAGCGATTCTTGACTATTCTGAGTCTTATGAACAGACTTTTGTAGACAATATTCCGCTTTTTGTCCAGCAATGTGAGGAGCGGATTTATAACGCCGTTCAAATACCTGCTATTCGTAAGAATCAGGTAGGCAACTTTACACAGAGCGACAAGTACCTTGCGTTACCTCCAGACTACTTAGCGTCCTTTTCGATGGCGGTTATTCTGGCTGATGGTAGCCAAGAGTTCTTAATCGACAAGGATGTTAACTTTATTCGGCAGGCGTACCCAAACCCTACAGATGAAGGCGTTCCTCGTTATTACGCCCAGTTTGAGCCATATACATATATTATTGGCCCTACCCCTGATGCAAACTACAACGTGGAATTACATTATTACTATTACCCACAGTCTATTGTTATTGCTGGGACATCTTGGTTAGGTGATAATTTTGAAACTGTATTGTTGTATGGTTCGTTGCGTGAGGCTGTAATTTTCCAAAAGGGGGAGCAAGACATGGTTAGTTACTACGAAGCCAAATACCAAGAATCCTTAGCGTTACTCAGAGAACTGGGTGATGGTAAAGATAGAAGAAGCGCATACCGTGATGGACAACTT